TCAGGCGATAACGCAGAACCAAATGATGGTGCATCTGATTCATCTGATATCGAAAACGATGATGAATTGACTGAAGAAGAAGGTGAAGAGCACAACGAAGAAGAAGAAGTTAAAGAAGAAGAAGAAGAAATGAAATCTGAAGAAGAGGACATGGAAGAATCTGAAGAAGAAGCTACTGATGAAACTTATGAATCTGAAGAAGAAGTATCTGAAGAAGATATGGAAGATGAAGAAGAAGAAGATGATTTAGATTTAGAATCTGTAATCGCTGAATTAGAAGCTGAAATGGCTGAAGAAGAGGACATGGAAGAATCTGAAGAAGAAGCTACTGATGAAACTTATGAATCTGAAGAAGAAGCTGTTGCTGAAGAAGATGACATGGATGAAGAAGAAGAAATCGACTTAGACGAAGTTATTAAAACTTTGAAAGAGATGGAAGAATCTGATGACATGGAAGAATCTGAAGAAGAAGCAAACGAAGAAGAAGAAGTAGAAGAAAATGATGAGTTAGAAGAAGCTTACTTAACAATTGAAAGTTTACAAAAAACTATCAATGAAGTTAATTTACTTAACGCTAAGTTACTTTACACTAACAAATTATTCAGAACTTTTGACTTAAACGAAAACCAAAAGGTAAAAGTTTTAGAAAACTTCGATAGAACTTCATCAGTAAGAGAAGTGAAATTAGTATTCTCAACTTTAGCAGAAAACTTAAACGTTGCTAAAAAGAAAAGAACTGTTGTAAAAGAAGGATATGCCTCAAAAGCAACAAAGAGTTCTGCACCGAAGAAAATAATTTCTGAGGGTAACGATATGGCCGCTAGATGGAAAAAACTAGCAGGTTTAAAATAATTAATAAGATTAATAACGGAGAAAAAAAATGGATTTAAAAAACATTTTAAATGAAGGTTCTTCTCACACCGCAAGACTATCTGAAGCTACAAGAGCTTTAGCTGGTAAGTGGGAAAAAACCGGTCTTTTAGAAGGTATTGACAACGAAGTTGAAAAAGCTGGTGTTGCAACACTTTTAGAAAACCAAGCAAGACAATTAGTAAAAGAGGCTTCTTCTACTGGTACTTCTGCAAATTCAGAAGAGTGGGCTGGTGTAGCTCTACCATTGGTAAGAAGAATTTTTAGTGAAATCGTAGCAAAGGATTTCGTATCTGTACAACCAATGAACTTACCATCAGGTCTAGTATTTTATCTAGATTTCAAATATGGTACAGGTCAAGCTGGATTTGCAACAGGTAGTGGTAAAGATTCACAAGCTGATTCTGTATTTGGTATTACTGATACATCAAATGACCCATCAGGTGGTTTATATGGTGCTGGTAGATTCGGATACTCTATCAACGATAACACATCTGCTACTCAAACATTAGGAGATGCAGCTGCATCTAATGTATTCTTAACATCATCTGTATCTTTAGCAGACGTGAACTATGATACTCAATTTACTGCATCTAATGGTGCTGCTATTGTAGCAGGTACTATATGTAAAGTTGCTGTACCAAAAGCTTCTATCGCTGGATATGATGACAAAGGAATCAGAGGATTTAGAATTGAAGGTTCTGAGATTACAGATAACTACCCACAATTTACTGTAGAGAGTGGTGATGATATCGTATTCGTAGTAAAAACTTCAGGATTCAACGCAAGTGGTGATGCTGATGAAGTTGTGGTAAAATATCACAAACAACCAACTGATATTTCAAGAGGTGACTTCGAAGCAACAGGAACTCAATTAACTTCTAACCCAGAAGCTGATATCGATATTCCTGAATTGAATGTTGAAATGAAGAGTTTACCAATTGTTGCTAAGACACGTAAGTTGAAAGCACAATGGACTCCTGAATTCGCACAAGATTTAAATGCATATCACTCAATTGATGCAGAAGCTGAATTAACTTCTATGTTATCTGAGTATATCTCTCAAGAAATTGATTTTGAGATTTTAGATATGTTAATCTCTGGTGCTAAATCAACAGGTTACTGGTCTGCACAAGTAGGTAGAGAGTGGAATGGTTCTGCATTCGCTGATTATTCATCAGTAGGTGCTAGTGCTTCTGCATTCAACCAAGGTGCTTGGTTCCAGACTTTAGGAACTGTAGTTGCAGGTGTATCTAATAAGATTCACCAAAAAACATTAAGAGGTGGAGCTAACTTTATGGTAGTATCTCCTGATGTTGCAACAATCATTGAATCTATCCCAGGATATGCTAGTACAGCAGATAATGGTGATGCTCAGTTCGCATTTGGTGTAACTAAGATTGGTTCATTGAACAGCAGATTCCAAGTATATAAGAATCCTTATATGAAAGAGAACGTAATCCTAATGGGATATAGAGGAACACAATTCCTTGAAACTGGAGCAGTTTATTCTCCATACATTCCATTGATTATGACTCCACTAGTATATGACCCGAAAAACTTCACTCCAAGAAAAGGTGTAATGACACGTTACGCTAAGAAAATGTTAAGAGGTGAGTTCTACGGAAAAGTATATGTAGATGGATTACACAAAATTCAGTAATTAATTACTAAGTTTTAAACATTAAATTAAGGGGAGAGAAATCTCCCCTTTTTTTATGCCTATGTGATATTTATATTAAAGAAATTATGAAAGGGTATTATATGGCAGAGAACATAAAAAAGAATCCACCAAAGGGTAATGTACGATTTTCCATATCGTTATCAGAGGAACAGAAGTTAGCAAAATCTGAAATTTTAAGACATCCATTTAATTTTGTAGTAGGTAAAGCGGGTAGTGGTAAAACTCTATTAGCAGTACAAATAGCATTAGATATGTTTTTCAAAAGAAAGGTTAATAAGATTGTAATAACAAGACCAACTGTATCAAATGAAGATAATGGGTTCTTACCAGGTTCATTAGAAGAAAAGATGGAACCTTGGTTAGTACCAATTCGTTCTAATATGAGAAAGGTTTACAACAAACCAAACATATTACAAAAGATGGAATCTGATGAATCTATCGAATTGGTTTCTTTATCCCATTTCAGAGGAAGAACTTTTGATAATTCAATAGTTATAGTAGATGAGTTTCAGAATTTGACTAAACAACAGCTATTAATGGTATTAGGTAGAGTAGGAAAAGGTTCTATTATGATACTATGTGGTGATAAGCAGCAGATTGATTTGAAATTCAATAATGATTCGGCAGTACATGAAGTTCCTAAGTTAAAAGGTTCACAATATGTTTATGATATTGTATTAAAAGATAATCATAGACATGAGTCTTTAGATGAAATTTTAACATTACTAACCGATTACTAATTAATTGTATATTTATCTATAGTTAACTAAAAAACAGTGGGAGAATTCAAGTGCCAGATTATACAGGTTCATTTAGTGGAAGTTTTGAAGGTAATGGTAGTAACTTAACAAATATAAGTTATCCAACTCTTACTAATAAACCAGTCACCATATCTACATTTCAAGGAAACTCTATATTAGCTAATAGTGCATTTAGAGATAACTTTGTATCTAATGTAAAAGATAGATTAGATGTGGAAAGTGTTATTAGCTCATCAGCTCAGATAACAATAACAGAATCACAGATATCAGACTTAAAACACCAAACAATTCCAAACGGAACTATCAGTAGTAGTACACAGATTACAAACTTAGGATTTGGACAAGTTGATACTTCTGATATTGATGGTGGTAGTTTTTAAAATACAGATATTTATTATTAAATAGAGGAATAGGGTTTGGCTCAAAAAATACAATTAAAAAGAAGTAGTACTCAATCAAGTGTACCATCTGTTAATGATTTATCATTAGGGGAGTTGGCAGTAAATACATTTGATGGTAAGTTGTTTTTTAAAAAAGATGCTAGTGGTACTGCATCTATAGAACATATAGTAACTACTAATACCCAAATCACAGGTTCAGTAAATTTAACTGGAGCATTAACATCATCATTATCTCTAATTACAAACCCATCACCTTCAGGTGATTTATTTACTGTTAGAGTAAATGGAGTAGATAAGTTTAACATAAATTCAGAGGGTACGTTGGTGATAAAGCCATCAAATATATTACCAACTGGTGCTAGCGGTTCATTGGCTGTTAGTGGAAGTAATTTTTTTATATATTTATAGAAAGAGTATTAATAATTCTATATACTTATATAGACAAACATTTTAACAAATAAAAGAGGAAATAAAATGGCAGAATGGAAAAAAGTAATTGTCTCCGGGTCGGTAGCATCACTCGCCGCAGTATCTGCATCAACAGGTATTGATGTAGATGGTAGAGTAGCAGCAACCGCATTCTATGGAGATGGTTCAAACATTACAGGAATTAGTGGAACATCAGATAATAACTTCACTACAGTCCTAAAAAACAAATTAGACGGTATTGAAGCAAGTGCTAATGTAACAGATACGGCAAACGTAACTGCTGCTGGTGCATTAATGGATTCAGAATTAACATCTATTGCTAATGTTAAAGCATTAGACCAATCAGTAATTAGTGGGGCATCTCCAACATTTGGAACGGCTAACTTTACAGATGCAACTAACAAAAGGTTAATGACCGATGCACAAGAAACTAAATTAAATTCAGTAGAAAGTGGTGCAGATGTAACAGATGCAACCAATGTAGCGGCTGCTGGAGCATTAATGGATTCAGAAATGACCGATTTAGCTGGTGTTAAGGGTGTAACAATATCAACACTACAACCTAAACCATCAGAAGGCGCTTTCGCCAATGGTGATAAAACTAAGTTAGATGGTATCGCTGCGGGTGCAGAAGTTAATAGAACAGATGCGGCAATTAAAGCTTCTATTGGAACAGGTAATGGTAAATTTGTACCAGCAGCTGGTACAGCAGGACAATTCTTAAAGCATGATGGTACATTTGGTACTCCATCTTACTCTTCAGGACAAAGAACACAAGAAGAGATTGAAGATTTCGCTGGAGCACTTATTGCAACAGGTGGTACTAAGACAGGTATTACAGTAACTTATCAAGATGCTACTGGTGATATAGATTTCGTAGTAGCATCTCAAACAGACCAAAACTTTACAAACGCTGACCATAGTAAATTAAATGGTATTGAATCTAATGCGACTGCAGACCAAACGGCTACTGAAATTACTGGACTTTTAAATGATGTAGCAACTTATTCTTTAGGTACAGCAGGTTCTGGGACAGTTACCGTAAATAACGCATTAACTGTAACTGGTAATTTGACTGTAAATGGAACAACTACTACCGTTGATACGGCAAACTTAAATGTAACAGACCAATTCATTAACTTAAACGATGGTGGTTCTGCTGCCGATGGTGGTTTAGTTGTTGAAGGTGCTGGTACATCATTTGGTTGGGATAACTCAGCAGGAAGATGGGCATTTGATGCAGCTGGAGCAACTGAAGGACAAACTGCAATTACATCTGATGCATTTGCAGCCGCTGTAGTTACTTCGGACTTAGCCGCTTATAGAAAAAATGGTAACATTAGAGTTCAATCAGGTGAAGTTTACATTTATGTAGAATAAAATGAATTTTATAAAAAAAGTTATTGAAAAAATTATGGCGGATATAAAGAGTATTAGAAATGGTAGTAAAAGTAAACAACCTGAAGAGCTAACTCAGAAGGAGATTGATTTCCTCTTACAAACAATTGCCAAATCTACCTTTGAAGGTAAAGATGTTCAAATTGTTTACGAAACAGCAGTAAAACTACAAAAACTGATAAACAAGAAATCGTAAGTTTAAAGACCCCTACAGAAATGTGGGGGTTTTTTTTTATTTAATAAAAAATAATTACATATTTATTGGTACATATCTTTGGATATTGGCCCCAATGGGGAAGTGGGCTCATATTTTGTGAGTATCCAACCATAACTAAAAGGAAAACAAATTATGCCAAATTGGAAAAAAGTAATAACATCAGGTTCAGCGGCTGTATTATCAGACTTAACCATATCAGGTGTTACACAGCCCGAAATAAAATTTAACGGAACTTCAGATGCAAGTGTGGATTTTGCTATTAGAGCAACACCTGAAGGATTGGATTTCTATGAACCAGAGGATGGTAATAAAATCCATATGCAAATCATCGATGATGGTGGCGTAGATGTTAAAAAAGGATTAAAAATAAATGGTACTTCCGTAATAAGTCAAGCTAGAGTATTAAGTAATGTTACAGGTAACATTTCAATGTTTACTAATAATAGTGGATATGTAACAACATCAGGTAACACTGTAATAGGTACTGATTCAGATATAACTACATCAGGTGCAACGGTTATAGATGATATATACATGACAGATGGTGTTATTACTTCTCATACAACAAGAACATTAACATTAGCAAACTTAGGTTATAGTGGAGCAACCAACGCAAACTACATTACTAATAACAACC